AGGGGGAAGGGACTTGATAAAGTTAAACCACTTCCACCAACAGTTTCATAATCTGTGCCTAAAGAAACTGTTCCAGCACTACCCGAACTTGGCTGAATAAATATCATTGCACCTGTTTGACCTACATTTGACGCTTCAGTTGTTGGGTTAGCTAAAGTATTTGCACCACTACCTAAAGTAAGGATAAAGTTTTGATTAGTATCAAAGTCTAAGGTTTTACTTGTAGATATTGTTGCAGTTTCAGTAGCAGTAACAGTTGCATTACCTAAAACAATTCTTCCAGTTCCATTAGGTGTTAAATTTATATCGCCATTACTTGTACTGACAATGCTGTTTCCATTAACATCAAGATTGCCACCTAATTGTGGTGAAGTATCACCAACTACGTCTGTTGATGAATCTGATACGTTTACTGTGTTAGCAGATGTGTTAAAAGTTGCGAAAGTAATATCATCTGTACCATCATAAAATTTCAAAATAGGGTTTGCTGAATCTGTTGTATCAAGCCACATCATGCCATGATTTATATAACTTGGTCTTGATGTTCCAGCATGATTCTGTGTAACGTGTTCTAAAATTAAATTTAAATCACTTCTAAATGATGGAAATGATTGATTAGCAACTTGAAGGTCACTAGGTCTTGATGAAGTTGGATAAGCCATAATTATTTATACTCCTTTTAAAAGCCTTTTGCAATAAAATCGAAAGTTTTGGAAACACCAGTATTTGAACTATTAAAAAATGCAACGTCAAAACCATTAATAGATTTATTTGATACTGTGAAATAATCACCAGTTGCCATTCCTTGACCAGTAACACCTACAGCATAATTTGAACTTTTAAATGGATTTGTAAATGTTATTGACTTTGTGCCTGTACCCGAAACTATATCGTTTCCACTAAATATTCTATCAATCATGTCTATTGTCACAGTTACTTCCGAAACGACAGGTGTACTTGCATTATCTCTTGAAATTAACACAACCCTAAATTTAAAATATCTTGCTTCATATTCACCAATAACAAAACCTCTAAAATCTGTATATGTACTGTTATCATCACTTGTTGCTATTTCTAAATGTGCATTACAATTAGCGGGTGTGTCTCCATCAAAATTTGAACTTGCATCATCAAAATTTCCACTTCTATTATCAAATAAATCATCGGGGTTATCTGATGTTTGGGTTAAGGAAGCTGTTATTCTTGCTGTATGTTTTGCCCCAATATCAATTACGTTCGCAAATTCATAATTACCCGATGAAACAAAATCGGAACTTGAAGCACCACTATCAAAAAATCTAGTTGTATCGGCATCAAATAGACCACTTGCACTATCAAATAATTCTGATGAATCTAATTCTAAAGAACCATCTAATAAAACAACATCTGTTTTTGTTCCGCTAAATGTAGGGTGTTCTGATTGTGTGGTTATTTGATTAAAATTTAATGTGCTAGTTACATTTGATATGATTGCTGTTGCATTTGAACTAAAATTTCCAAGTTTATCAACTGCTTTTATAAGATAAGTTCCTTGTCTTGCGGGAACTGTTACTGATGTGGCTGGTCTTGAAACCTTTTCTACTAAAGCAACAGAATTTTGCCAATCTGCCGTACCATCTGTTTCTTCTGAAAATCTAATATTGTAAAAAGCTAAATCTAAATCGCCTACAGCTTCCCATGATAAATGTACTTCTTGACCACTTACATTAGCTGAAAAATCTGTAACATCTGAAGGCGGGGCTATTGCACCAACTATCGTTCTTTGTGCAGAAACATATGTTGAAGAAACTCCAATCGTGTTTACAGCCTTAACCCTTACATCATAAGTTTGCTGGTCAATCACATTTAAAACCCGATGATTTAAACCCGAACCTTGTGCATAAATAATAAAATTACTATCGGAACTAAGTTTATATTCCACTTGGTAGAAATCTATAAAATTATCTGTACTTGCACCGATTGCTATATCTAAAGCAACAATAACAGTTCCGTCATTATACTCGATTAACTGGTCTGATAATGTTACACTTGCTGGGGGCTGAACTGTAAAAACATTTGGCAATGTTGTAGATGGAATTGTTGGAACTTCTTGCTGTGTTCCAAAAGTATAAAAACTGTCTTGATGTTCTGAACATTGTAAACTAACAGTATGGTCGGGATTTATAGAAAGACCTTGCACCCTAAATGCTTTTGCTGAAAATGCTGGTGTTGCATGAGTAATATTTACCAAATCACCAATTGCCAAATCAAGGGCGGTAGCGTCTGCTGTGAGGGATATATCTAAACTTGACCTAGACCGCCTTAAAATGATTTCTGCCATCTCTTGGGCTTGATATGGGCTTGTAAACATAGAAAAATCAAACCTACCTTCTAAAAGTAACCCGCCATCTGCTGTTTTCATAGTAGCGTGTTGGTCTGCACTTGCCAAACCAGTTTCATCTACTGGTGGAAATTGTGCTGTGTCTGATTGATAATTTTTATCGGGATTAATAAAACTTACAATAACCCTATTATATCTTGAATTTTTATTTTTACTTTGTACCGATATACCTCCAATAATATTATCTTCTGTTAATGTGATTGAAGCTGAACCTGTTGTTTCTACTAAAATATTATATTTACCCGCAGAAAAATTTAAGTAAGACCTTGAACCTCTAATAAAATCTCTAACATTATCAATAGCTTTTTTTGAAGTGTCTACAACTGTATGGCTATCCATCAAATCAATCTGACTTGCCCCACTATAAGGGGTTATATTGGTATCACAAACATCTCCCGCAACTTGCCAATCTGCAAAATTTGTATCAAAATAGCTGTTTGCTATTCCCATACCAAATCTATCGTTTCGCAAGTAATCTAATAATTGATATATTGGATTGTCTGAATATTCCCATGTTGTGCTTGTGTCGGCTCTATGGCTTCCGCTTCCGCCTGTTACTGTGCTATCAAGATTTGGATTATAAACCTTTTTACCTTGCACTATAGCTTGAACAGTTGGTAATGAACCAAACTTATCTTGATTCCATTCAAATCTTAATGCTAAATATGCCAAACCTCTTAATCTATGGTTGCTTGTCCATGAAGATAAAGTTGATAATAATATTGAAGCTGTTTGACTATCTGTTCCAAAATGTGCTTCTACAGTTATTAAACTGCTTCCCGAATAAAAATTAGCATCACTACTTGCTACAGTTCTTTGTGTTCCATCGGTTAATGCACCACTTAAAGTAACTGTATTATCATTTATTATTAATGATGAAACAGCATTTATTTCGCCTTCACTTAATACTAACGCCATGTAAAGATATTGATTATCTGTTCCCGATGTTTCTAAAAAAACAATATTACCACCGACTTTTCTTGTTCCGTAAATAATAGGGATATGTGCATTTGCATTTATTTTATTGACTAAAACACCCCTTGCATTTTGTTCTTGTAAATTTTCCCCAAAATCGGGAATATCGGGCATAGGAACAAGCCAACCAATAACATCTTCAACAACATCTACAACTACATCTACGACATCTTCTATTACATCAACTATAGCTTCAAATGGATTACACATTAATTATATCTCCAATTTGAACCTAAGTTTTTAAAACCTAATTTATTAAATACTGGGTCAATATTTAAACCGCTTGTTACAGGTAAATACATCGGCAAATTATCAGAAACTTTTTTTATAGATTCAAATAAAGCTGTGACTAATTTAAAATTTCTGTAATTCTTTTTAATGTAAATTGTATGTATATGAATACATTCACTTTTACTAAACCAATATTCTGTTTTATTGAAAATTGCACAACCTAAAATATCATCTAAATCTAAATCTTTTAGAAGAATTACTTTTCCCTTTACCAACATAACATTTATAAAATTTTCTAATTTTTTATCATCAACTTCGGGATAATCTAAATTTTGTAAATCTTCATCTTTAAATGTTTTAAGTAAATCGCAAACAATTTGAATATCTTTTTTTTCTGCATTGTATAAATGTATACTCATAATCTGCCCCACTTAATATCACGAACAGTTAATGCAGAAAATTCCATACCTTTATCACCGCTGAAAAATCTTTGTTGTGAATTATCAGTTGTTGTTCTTCCATTTGTTTTTGAAAAGTTTCCCCAATGTGATGTTGCTGTAAGATTTAATGTTGCTTTTTGTGTGTTATCACTAATTTTAAAACTATCTATTGTGCCATAAAATAATAAAAAAGGGTCTGCTATTAGAGAAAAATTTGTATCAAAAAACCCTCTATACACATAAACATTATCATTTATAATATTTTCATTTAATGCACCAGCTATATAAGTTTGGTCAACACCCGATAAACTTACAATCAAAGAATTTTTTGTTGGATTGTTTGTTTCGCTTACAGTTGTAATATTTCTCAAATGTCCATTTGCTGAATATGTTCTTGACGAACCCGAAATACTAGAGACAACATCAAAACTAGCATTTGTTAAATATACTGGTGTAGAAAAACCAAGTTCAATTAACAAAACAGGGTCAATATTCCCCGTTGCTAATTCTGTTTTTACTGCACTTGATAGACCTCTAGCCACTATAAACTTTCTCGAACATCGAATTCATAAGAAAAAAGTAAATTACCATTTTTATCATTTGAACTTGTGCTAAATTCTTGAACATCACTTGTAAGATAAACTTTAAATGGAACACTCTTCCATCTCC